CGACCTGGTCGATCCCGCAGAACCTGCCCGATGCTGACATCAACGAGTTCGTGTCTCAGTACGCGAACCTCATCGTCAGCACTCTGATCAAGGACATGTGCAAGCAAGGCTATGCGCCCACTTGAACGTGATGGACATTTCGGAGTCACCATCGGCGGAATTTTGCCGTGGTTCATCCTCACTGTCGTCCTTGTCGTCTTCGTGTTCACCGGCCAGGCCCCGCGAGGGGCCAGACGAGTGGACACTACTTCAGTACAATCCACTCAATCTCAGGAACTTCCTGGGGCTGAGTGAGGAGTCTGACGTAGAAGACGTCTGTCGAGTTTTACTCTCTCGACTACCGTAACACTGAGCGGGTGGCCGGTGGCCCCCGCTCAATTCGAGCCTCTTTACCTATGATCGATCGTGACGTCGTCAGTGTAGCTCTCCAGTACTTGGAAGCACTCAACTCCCCTGTCTCCCTGTCAGTAGCAATGCTGATACAGGCAGGTGAATGGGAACAGATCGCTGTGAAGCGTACTGACCCCCGCACCTATGAAGCCCATGACGTCGACAAGTTTCGACGTGACTACGCTGCGACTGAACTTCTACGGAAGTTTCCGGATCTGCCACTTAAGGCCGACCCGAAGAAAGTTGCTGAGGCAAAGTTCTGGGAGTCCGAGCGCGAATGCGCAAAGACTAACGTACGGTTAAATCCGTATATTCACGATCCGCTGTCCGAGGACTGCGATGAAGGGATCCTTTCCTTTATCAAAGAAGTTAGACAAAATATCTATATGGTCATCGGGGGTCTCCCCCCTGATATCGACCTAAGATACGGACCTGGTGCCACTTACGAGAGTAAGGAGTTGGCCGTGTGTCGGGCCTTACAGCCCAACTTGACGCTCGGTGATAAGTTCGAACAACAGCTTCATTTGACACGTACCGCGGAATGCTTCGTACCACTGTTAGATCAGTGTGCGGTTGGCAGAGCGCGGGCTCGCGTGTCGAGATTCCAATTGTCTCCCTTAATCGTCAGGGGAGCGAGATTTTTTACCGTACCAAAAGACGCTACTACTGAGCGAGGCGCTTGCGCTGAACCCGGTGGGAACGTCTCTGTACAGCTAGGTCTCGGCCGCAGTTTGCGGCACCTTCTGAAGATGACTGGGATTGACCTCAAGCGTGGTAAAGATATCCACGGCGAGAGGGCATTGGTCTCGTCGAGAGACGGGCTAGATGCGACAATTGATCTTCGCAGTGCTAGCGACTCGATCAGCCGAAAGCTGGTTGAGTTAGTGCTACCTCCGATGTGGTTCGCCGCGTTGGACAATGCACGCAGCCGTTTGACCGAAATCGACGTGCCTCTAGCTGCGTCCACCAACTCGGTGGACTGCAACAAAAGGCCGAAGAAGGTTCGGCGGTGGGTTTACCTGGAAAAGTTCTCCTCTATGGGGA